AATTGGAATGTGCTTACTTACACAGCAAAGGCAACTGCTCCAACAGCAACACCGGCTACAGGACAACTTTGGTATAGCAGTGTAATTGACGAAGTAGATATGATGATACACGACGGAACCACATGGGTAGGTTATAGAAACTTTGATCATGCTGGTGACGGAAATGTAGGATCTAACAGTGCAATTGACGATAACGGTCCAATTGTAAGTGCAAGCGAACCAACAACACAAAGTGACGGAACAACTGCATTACAGAACGGAGACTTGTGGATTAGCACAGCAGATCTTGAAAACTATCCTACAATTTACAAGTACAACGGTGATACAAGTAAATGGGTATTAGTTGACAAAACTGATCAAACAACAGAAGCAGGCGTACTTTTTGCAGATGCACGTTATAACACCACAGGTGCAAACAGTGACGAAGCAGGTGACATTGCAGACTTGATTGATAATAACTACCTAGACCCAGATGCTCCAGATCCAGCACTATATCCAAAAGGTATGCTATTATGGAACACACGTAGAAGCGGATTTAATGTAAAACGTTATGAGCGTAATTACATTGATACTGATAGCACAAACCCAAGATTCAACAACGACGAATCAATGAGCGGTTATCATGCAAATCGTTGGGTCACTGAATCAGCAAACAACGCAGACGGTTCAGGCAGCTTTGGACGTAATGCACAGCGTAAAGTTGTTGTACAAGCACTTCAAGCAAGTGTAAACAGCAATGAAGACATCCGTGATGATGAATCAAGAAACTTTAACTTGATTGCTGCACCAGGATATCCAGAACTAATTGGCGAAATGAACTCACTTAACAACGACAGAGGCCTAACAGCATTTGTTGTAGGTGACTCACCATTTAGACTTGCATCCTCAACAACTGATTTGCAAAATTGGAGTTCAAATGTTAATCTTGCAGTAGAAGACAACGATAACGGTCTTGTCACAAGAAACGAATATTTGGGTGTATATTACCCAAGTGGATTTACAAGTGACAATGCAGGAAACAACGTTGTAGTTCCTCCATCACATATGGCACTTAGAACTATTGCACTAAATGACCAAGTTGCGTATCCATGGTTTGCACCAGCAGGTACAAGACGTGGTAGTGTCACTAACGCAACAGCAAGTGGTTATGTAAACAGCGAAGGCGAATTTGTAAGTGTAGCACTCAACGAAGGACAAAGAGATACACTATACAGTAATGCAGTCAACCCAATTACATTCATTAATGGCGCTGGACTAGTTGTATTTGGACAGAAAACAAGAGCTGCTAATGCAAGCGCATTAGATAGAATTAATGTTGCACGTCTAACAGTATACTTACGTAGCCAACTTAAGAAACTTGCAAAACCATACATCTTTGAACCAAATGATAAAATCACACGTGACGAAATCAAACAACAGGTTGAAAGTTTAATGGTAGAACTTGTAGGACTTAGAGCAATTTTTGACTACTTGGTAGTGTGTGATGAAACAAACAACACACCTGCAAGAATAGACAGAAATGAGCTATATGTAGATATTGCTATTGAACCAGTAAAAGCAGTAGAATTTATCTACATTCCACTACGTCTTAAAAATACAGGAGAAATTGCAAGTTTATAATATCATAAAGTAGGGGGTTTATAATAATCCCCTACAAATGATAAATACTTGTGAATAGGAGTAATAAATGGCAATCTCATCATTATCAAAATTAACAGTTCCATTAGCAACCAATGACAGTGCAAGCAGTCAAGGTTTGTTAATGCCAAAACTGCAATATCGTTTCCGTGTCACACTAGAAAATTTTGGTGTATCAACTCCGACTACAGAGTTAACAAAACAAGTTATGGACATTACTCGTCCTACATTGACTTTTGAAAACATGGAAATACCAATTTATAACAGTAAAGTATATCTTGCTGGTAAGCACACTTGGAGCCCATTGAGCTTGAATTTGCGTGAAGACGTAAACAATAATGTGCAAAAATTAGTTGGTGAACAATTACAGAAACAGTTTGACTTTATGGAGCAAGCAAGTGCAAACTCAGGTCAAGACTATAAGTTTGTGACACGTATTGAAATCTTAGATGGCGGCAACGGCGCACTAGGTGTAAACGTTTTAGAAACTTGGGAATGTTATGGTTGCTTTGTCACAGAAGCAAACTATAATTCACTAGCATATGCAAACAACGAACCAGTAAACATTACATTAAGTATCCAGTACGATAATGCAATTCAAACTCCTGAAAATACAGGTGTTGGAACAGCAGTAGGAAGAACACTAGGAACAAACGTCACAGGTGGCGGCTAATACTTAAAATAAAGATTGCTATTATAATAAAGGAGTGTATAGAAATATATACTCCTTTTTATTTTATACGCAGTTTAAATAAGTGATAAATACAATATGGCAATATTCGGCGGTTTTTTTGATAATTTAATTAGTGGTGCTTTAAGTCCTAAAGGTAATTTAGGAGACTATAGCCATGCATCTAATGTTTTTGTAGACGGAAACATGCGTCTTGCTCCAAAAAACGAAAACTTATTTCATGTAGTTTTAAATATTAATCCACAAATAAGTCTTAGTAATTTTGGAACATTCAATAATTCAGTAAAAAGAGAAATAAATTTACTTTGTAAAAGAATCGATTTACCAACATACAATATTTCTACGACAACACTTAATCAATATAATAGAAAAAAAGTGACACAAACAGGAGTTGAATACTCTCCAGTTAGCATGGAATGGCATGATGATAATGCTGGTATAAGTAATTTTCTATGGCAAAGTTATTTTAATTATTATTTCAGTGATGCCAGTCATACAACATCAAATGGAACTAGTCCTGAAATAGGAGATCCTGCATATCTAAGAGAAGCTGGAAGAAACACTGGATATGGCACAGGAAGTGTTTTTCAAAACCATAAATTTGGTTTAGACAGACCAGGCAAAGTAAACAATTTCTTTACAAGCATACAAGTATTCCAATTGCATCCACAAGATGGTAAACCAACAAACACAAGTTTTACATATATCAATCCGTTGGTTGACAGTTGGGATCATCAACAAGCAGATACTGCATCAACTGCGTTTAGTGCTAACTCTATGAGATTTAGTTATGAAGCTGTAATTATGGATAGAAACTTTACTGATGTAGGAGTTGTTCCAACAGGATTTGGAGATGCAAGATATGATACTGCGCCTAGTCCATTGAGTATTAATGGCGGCGGGTCAAGCAGTTTCTTTGGAACTGGGGGTGTATTGGCAGGAACTACTGCTACAATCAATAACTTACAACAGGGCAACGTTTTAGGTGCTCTAATCACTGGTGCTAATACTTTTAGAAACGCAAGGAATTTAAGTTTTAGTAGTCTTGTGACTGAAGTTATTGCTGGGGGAGAAAATTTACTTGTTGATGCTGTTGGTAATGCTAATTTTACAAACACAGCATCAAATAGAGATATTACAACTGCACAACCTAAGGTATTTTAATTATGACAGAAACACCACAAATACAAGATATACTCAAAGACTCTTTGGTCGAAACTCGAGAAGTTTTTAGTAATCAAAATAAAAAATCAATAAGTTTTGCAAGTAATAGCGTAGATGCTGTTGTTGGGTTTTTTGAATCACGTGGATTTGAAACCACTGCTGCTCAAAGTGTTGCAAGTGTGTTATTAACACAAGCCAAAGTTGATGGTGTAAACGTCATGGAACTTTTAGAAGATATTAAAACATTAGATAAAGTAAAACTTACTGATTTAATAACTGCCATACTTAATGCTAATAGATCAAAAATCAGCAAAATTGGTGTGAAAAAAACTAACAGCAACGCAGATAATTTAACAGCAAGAAACATTATAGTATAATGGCCAAGTATGCACAAGGAAAATACAATCTAAAAAACCCTGAAAAATACATGGCAAATAGAACGCCAACTTATCGTAGTAGTTGGGAATTTGCTTTCATGCGTTTTTGTGACGAACATCCTAGTGTAGAAAAATGGGCAAGTGAAGCAATCAAAATACCTTATAGAAATCCTTTTACTGGAAAGCAAACTATATATGTGCCTGACTTTTTTATTGTGTACACAGATGCAAACAGTAAAAAACATGTAGAATTAATCGAAGTGAAACCTTTTAATCAAACAGTTCAAGAAAAAGCAACAAGCAAAAACAACAGAGCACACTATTTGCTTAATCAAGCCAAATGGTCAGCAGCAAATGCTTACTGTAAACAAAACAAAATACGTTTTAGAGTTGTCACAGAAAATGATATTTTTCACACAGGAAGAAGAGGATGACCATACATATAACAGCACCAAAAAAAATGACTTTTATACATATAGAAAAAAACGGTGGTATAAGTTTAAAGAAATGGTGCCAAGCAAATTTGAAGCCTACTACATTTTATAATATTATAAGTAAACATGCTTCAGTGCAGCAAGTAAAAGATAAATTTCCAAATCCAGGATACATATTCACTATTGTACGAAATCCATATGCAAGAGAAATCAGTTGGTATCATTATATACAAAAGAAAACATATCAAAGACGTTATAGATGCATAGCCAGAGGAAACAATCCTGAAAAATTTGATAAAGTAATTGCACAACTAGAATCGTTAACATTAAAACAATATTTAATGACACAAAAAACAATATCAACACAAATGGTTAGATTAAAAGCCGGTGTCGATTATGTAATAAAACTAGAACAAATACACAAACAGTTTAGACACATTCAAGATTTGACAAATTGTTACGAACCATTCCCTATTACAAACACAAGTTTACATGCAAAATATCAACATTATTATGATGATGAATTAAAAGAATTTATCTACAATAAACATAAAGTAGACTTTGACGAATTTGGTTATACCTTTGACTAAAAATGAAAATAGCATTTATACATATTCCTAAAACAGGAGGTGCAAGTGTTTACCGTTGGTGGGAAGAAAATTGTAAAGATTCTAATTTTCAATTTATAAAAAACGGACATAACTTTTTAGATAACATCAAAGAAAACTACGATAAAAGTTTTACAATAACAAGAAATACATGGAATAGATTAATAAGTTTGTATGTATTTCAAGAGAAAAAATGTTATCAAAGAATTAGAAGAAATTACAAAGTAAATTTTTACAATGATATTTTACGTGCATGGAATAAAGGAATTGAATACTACATTGAATATAGTCTCGATAATAAATTTAATGGAACACATTGTCAAATAGAATATACACAAGGTGTTGAACATGTGTTTTCAACTGAAAATTTAAAACAAGATTTTTCTATTATACAAAAATGGACTAATTGTTATATTCCTTTAGAAAAAAATATACATGTTGGAAAATATAATAAAAAACAATTTATGACAACACAATACATAGATTTTGTTGGTAATAAATTTCAAAAAGAAATAGAATACTTTTCTTATAGTCCTCTCCTATACTAGATAAATAATAGTAGTATTTAATGGAAACTATTATGACTAAAAAACTTGAAGATTTGTTGAATTTACCAGATTCTAAAGAAATAATAGAAGAAGAAAAAACACAATCTGTGCCCGATGCACATCAAGATACTGTGAGAGATATTGCTGACTTAGACAAAATTGAAGCTGCACTACCACAGGTAAAAGGTTTAGGAGAATTAGCGGATGCTGAACTTAACGAAGTATCTGAAAAAGCAATGCAAGCATATGAAGATTTAATGGATCTTGGTATGAATGTTGAAAGTCGTTATAGTGGTAGAGTATTTGAAGTTGCAGGCACTATGTTAAAAACAAACCTAGACGCTAAAGTTGCAAAACTAGATAAAAAACTTAAAATGGTAGAACTGCAACTTAAAAAAGAAAAGATGGATAGAGATAACTTTAGTAGTCCAACAGGCATAACCGAAGGCGAAGGCTATGTAGTCACAGACAGAAATAGCTTGTTAGAGCGTCTTAAAGGGTTAGATAGAGATAAATAAGTTATATAGGAAAAATACAATGAAAAGTTTTACAGAATATTTAACAGAAACACATAAAGTGTATCCTTTTAAAATTGGCATTGCAGGAGAACTTCCTGACAAGTGTGAAGAAAATCTAAAAAAATGCCTTGAAAAATATGCTGTAAAAAGTTTGTCAGCACCAAAGAAAACGCCAATTCAAGAACGTCCACTAGACTTTCCACAATTGGAAAATTGCGAAGTGCATTACTACGAAGCAGAATTACAATATCCTAGCACCCCAGACTACATTCAAGAATATATTGGAAACTGCTGCGGCATTGAACAAAGTCATATTATTGTAAGAAATCCTAACGATCCAAGGGAAGAATATCAAGAGAAAAAAGAAGATGGTCCTTATGAGCCTATGTTGAACAAAGAAGAGTTAGAAGGCGTTTCTGCACAGGACCAAGCAGGCGAATCACGTATTATGGATTTGCTAAAAGAATTAGAAACTGCACGTAAAGAAAGAGCAGATGCACAAGATGGATTCAAAATGGAAACTCCAAAAGCAGATCCACAAAATAACGAAAGCACAATAGGGAGTTAATTATGAGCAATATGTTAGACATCTTAAGAAACTTTGATGCAGTTGAAAAATCAGTTGCAGAATGTCCTCCAGAAGCTGATGGACAAATGGGACAACAACCAAGTATTAACATCGCATTAAATGATACACAAGAAATGGCACAACTACTTCAAGCATTGCAAATGGTGCAAAATGCTGAATCACAAGAAGAAGAAGAAGTTGAAGAATACGACAACGAGCCAGAAGAAGAATATATGGATCTTGACGATGTTCTACC